GGCAGCCGAAACCCCGCACGAAACCTTGGTCGCACCGGAGCCCCCAAAAGGCGGGGCACCCTATCGGCCATCCAAGTAGTGCAACAAGTTGCAGCATTATGGGAGCCATTGTTGTAAATGCTGATGTGGCCGGGGGACCCATTATTGCCATAGGGCAGATGTGGATGACCCTTGGCGGGCGGAATGTTGCCGTCCTTGGCGACCCCGTTACCGGGCATGGTATGTATCAGCATGCAGCGCCAACCATGGTGCAGGGTTCACCATGGTTCGCCATCAATGGCAAGCCGGTTGTGCGGCAAGGGGATAGTGCAAGTTGTGGGGACACCGCAACCGCATCCCAAACAACGTGGACGATTCCTTGACCCCCTCCATCCCCTACGATATAAACGAACTCGTATGCCACTGATTGCCCCATTAGAAGGTAGCTCAATCCAACCCACATCCCTGATGAATAGGGTGACAGGGCAACGGATGACGGACTTTGAGCATTTGCAGCAGAGCATCATTGATTTGCTCACCACCCCATTGGGCTCCCGTTGCGAGCAGCGCGACTATGGTTGTGGGCTTTTCCAGATGGTTGACCATAACATTGACAAGGCATTCGTCATGTGGGCCTACGTTACCATTGCGGAGGCCATAGGGAAGTGGGAGCCCCGGATCATCCTTACCAAAATCACACTGGATGCCACGCAATGGCGGGACGGCATCCTCCTTCTTGACCTTTATGGGTTGTATCTGATCCAAGGCAACGCCATCCGAATTTCCAACCTTTACCTCGACTTCTACGGAAGCGCCCAGCCGCAATGAGCACGTTACTAACACCTCTGGACCTCTCGCTTCTGCCAACCCCGGACATCATTGAGATGCCTTTGTTTTCGGCTGTCTATGACGACACGGTTGCCCAATTCCAAGCATTAGACCCAGCCTACACCATGCTCCTTGTCACCGATCCAGTGGTCAAGTTGATGCAGGGATTTGCCTACCGCGAAATGATCCTCCGGGAGCGGGGCAATGAACTCTTCCGGCAGGAACTCCTTGCCTATGCAACCGGCACGAACCTTGACCATGCTGCCTCGGCCAAAGGGTTGGTCCGGCGGGTGGGGGAAACCGATGAAGCCCTCCGCTACCGCATCCAACAACGCAACTGCGCGGCAAGCAATGCGGGTGGGGCAGACCATTACAGGTTTTGGGCCATGGCCGCAGATGCCCGAGTGATAGATGCCGCCGTCTATTCCCCGGACCTCCCCGGTGGGTTTGGGACCGGCGGGCAAGTTTGCATCGCCATCCTCTCAAGCGAAGAGAACCTTGTGCCATCCCCGGCGGTGTTGGATGCCGTCAAAACATTGGTCGGGCGGGCGGACGTTCGCATGCTCAACGATCAAGTCCAAGTCATCGCTGCCTCCCCCCTCTTCATTGATGCCACGTTTGCCATTAAGTTGGTTCCGGGCGCTCCCTATTCGGTTTACCTTGGCATGACTCAAACCCTCGCTTCGGCATTCGCCCCGGTGCAAGCCCTCGGGCGCGATGTAACCCGCTCATGGCTCATGGGCTCCCTTCATGTTGCCGGGGTGCATAGTGTTGAAGGCGGGCCGCTGGCCGACATCATTGTTGCCCCGGATTGTTACCCAATCCTTCGGAGCATCTCTTTCACGTTTGCCGGTTATAGCGACACGGAAGGGTTTGGCGTTGTGGAGACATTGGAGCAAAAGGCCCGGCGGGAAGCGATGGAGGTCTACCGCACCTACGCCATTGCCAACCATAGGACGCACCCCCAAATCACGTTGGACTTGTCGGCTACCGACCGGGCCGGGGTTATTACCCCCACCACGGTCACGTTTGCCAAATACCTCAACCTTGTCGGTATCACGGATGCCGCCGGGGACTACCTGCCCAGCGATGAGATTTGCTACCTCATTTGGGTTGAAATCTCCAAGAGCTACATCTAAGCCATGGCACGCACCGGCACCGATTCACTCGTCAACATCCTGCCCCACAACTCCACAAAGTTGGAGCGGGATGTCTTGCGCGTTGCCCCATTCGACAACGTGTTGGAGCCCGCCTTTGTGGCCATAACCGGCGGGCGCGGGAACCTTGTTGGGACGCCCCGACACGCCTTTGGCTCGGAGTTCGTAGCCCCCGCCAATGATTACACCCTCACAGACCTTTTGGGGAATGTGGCCCCTTGGCTTTGCATCGAATATGGTGTTGACCAGTTCGCGGAGTTCCTCCCGGACCCAATAGAGCGCCTTGCCAAAGGGTTGACCTTGCAGGGCCTCATAGGCACCCCGGCGGGGATGGCCTTGGCTATGGAGTTGCTCGGGTTGGCGGTTACTATTGTTGAGGAGGATGCCCCCACAATCCATTTCCCGGAGTATCAGATTCGGCTTGATGCCATCCCGGTGGATACCTTAGCGGGCATCCAACGCATCCTTCGGCTTGCCCGCATTATGCAACCCGTCCGTAGCCGGTTGCGTCGTCTAATTTGTGGGTGGGACCAACCCCGCCTCCTACTAGACAACTCCCCTTTTGGTAGTCTTCTATCCGATTACTCCGGCCTCTACTTGGACAAGGTTATGCCCCCGGCCCCCGGCCAAAGGACTGACCTTCGCATATCATTCGCCCGGCACCGTGCAACTTGTTGCAGCGGCGTGGTGGTTCTGGCCGCCCATGAATACCACAAGGACAACTTGCACCAAACACGCATCTTGCCAAAGGGTTGGCCTTTGATGGATGGGGATTATTTGCGCAACTTCTACGACCCAGCCGATACGGCCAGTGGTGGATATAAGAGCCGGGTGGACTTCCTATTTGCCGAGGACAGCAACGGGGAGGTCATCGTGGACAACCTCGGGGTGCCAATAGCCACAACCTAAAGAAGCTGGACACCAATCTACCAAAGTGATTTCATTCTCCCAACCACCCGCATCCCATGCCCAAACCTATTGACGATTACCCATTGGCAGACCCCTTAACAGGGGTAGAAAATATCATTCATAATCAGGGGGGAATCACCAAGAGGATGACCCCGGAGCAGTTGAAAAACTATGTGCTGACACCCTCCCCATCCGTGCTAACTAAGAGTGTGCCTAATCGCTTAGTGGCAGATCACACAGGATGGAAACTCGGGGATGTTATCCACCAACTCGGGGTAGCGGGGACTGTTGCCCGGACTATCCTTTACCCTCACGCACCAGCACCCGCCTCCGTATTGGTGGTTGTATTTACATGTAGTGCAATAGGGGATGGTAGTGATGGTGGTTATATGGGTGATCATTTCGACTGTTCGTGGAACACCCCGGATTATAACTACTCGGGTAATATTGGCTTTGATCTTTACGGACCACTTACAGCGGTGGAGGTAGCGGGGCAGCTTGCATCACAAATGCAGAGTAACTTTAATGCTACCGTCACAGACAACGGTAATGGGACAGTGACGTTTACTGGACCCGTTGAAGGTGACTTAGCTTTTAGTGCCTATTCCTACAATGGGTCAGTCAATTACAGCACTTCCGGGGGTGCCTCTGCCGACACTACTGCGGGGGTTACTGCTACTATTCACCCGTTAGGATCACAGAGCGTTGTAACTACCATTATGTTCCCTGTTGGAAAGACGGCAGAGGAATGTTCAATTCTTTTTGCAACTGGGATCAACTTAGCTGCACCTTTCGTCAACGCTGTTGCAACTGGTTGCACCGTTTCGGTTACGTGGAAAACTAGCGGGGTAGTTGTGGGAACTGGGATTGACATTGTTTGCCTTGGACTCGACCCTCTCATCGTTGAATACATCGGGGATTTCGTGAATGGTTCGGAGACAGTATCGCCGGGATACTTTAGCATTCTGGATGTAAGCAAACTCGGCGCGGTCGGGGGTTATAGTTTGCTCACCGAACCCGAGTATGTTGTGAAGTATACTGACTTCGTTGCCACGGCAGCAGGGTCGCCCTATCGTGTAGACACCTCCCCCGGCCCGGTAAGTGTAACGATTGACCCACTACTTCGGGATGGGGAGTTTATTGACTTCGTGGACGCAATGGGAACGTGGGGTGCAAAACCTGTAACCTTCCTTCGCGGGGGCTTTACGTTGGAGGGGGCACCGGCTAACTACGTTGACTCTGTGCAGGGTGCAAGCATTCGACTTCTCAATGTTGGGGGTGCTGTGGGGATTCGCCTTATTGAGATTGGTGTTCCTCCTAACAACATTTTACCTCCCTCGGTGGTGGGGTCGAATGTAGGGGTTCCTTTGGTAGCTAACCCCGGCGTATGGACCGGCTCACCAACTTCCTACACCTACAAGTGGCAGTCACAAAATGGTGGGGTGTGGAGTGATATTGTGGGTGCAACAGCTTCGACGTATGTGGCAGACATCGCCCTATTACACAAATGCGTGCGGGTGATCATCGCAGCAAAGAATGCTAGTGGCTTGAGTGTTACTTCGACCAGTGGGCCAAGTGCTCATCTTACTGCTGTCCCTTTCCCTTCTGGGGCGATTGCTTACTGGAAACTGGAAGAGGCCAGTGGAGTCCGTGTGGATGCTACTGGGCACGGATATAACCTTACAGATACCAATGGTCCTATGACATCGGCGGGCAAGATAGGGAGTGGTGCAACTTTTTCCAAGAGCAATACTAGCTCCCTAGGTATTATGGACGATGGGGATGTTTTTAACTTCCAATCTACGGTTAGTAAAACTTTTGTCTTTTGGGTTAATTTTGCTCCTAATGCTGGGGATACTATCATAGGGAAGCATTGTTGGGACACTGGGGCTGATGAATGGTGGCTTGGCGATCCTGGCTACAACGGTCATTTGTGCATCTACCTATCCGGGGGCACGGTGGTTCAGTCATCATTTATAAGTGCCGATAATAACTGGCACTTTGTTGTCCTTAAATG